CCATCTGCAATCCCCGCCGCTTGGTCGCGGGCGACGATGAAACCTTTAATTTCAGCTTTATTTAGATCCTCCATAGCCACAAGAATCTTTCGATTCATTTCCTGTTGCCTTACTTCTTTTTCTATGTCCCGCTGCGCTTCTGCTATTTGGGCGGTGATATGCCCTATAGCACATTCTTCATCTAAAAGTTCTCCTTCTCGATCAATATAAAAAGCCAACAAAACTTTCAGAATCTTCTCAGCACGTTCAGTGGGGGTCATGGCAACCTCTCAATCGCTTCATGCAATAGTCGAAGAGCTTTTTGTAAATAGGCTTCCGTAATATACTGAGCCACAAACCAAAGGCCATCGTCCTTCGCCTGTCTAGCGACTAATTTCTTAAGCCGGGCGGTCGGGGTCATGATATCACCACCCTCCCATGATCACAAAAACAATAGCCCGCATAACCCGGCTGGCAACATGCAGCACCACAGGGCTTATTCTCATGAGGATCAAAATAGGTCCTGAATGGATTCTGCTCTCGGACTCTTTGCTGAACACAATCGTGACATTCACACCTTGGATGAGTTTGCGGATTTTGCAAATCGCTCATTTATTCAGCTCCGCAATGAGGGCGTCGGCATATAAAAGACAATTCGTCTCAAAATCTCTAAAAGAAAGTTGCCCATTCGCTAATATTCCTTGCATCGCCATCGCCGCAAAGTATTCGCGCTTAGAAAGACCTAAGCATCTTTTTTCTTTATACGTAGTCACATAGGGGTTTGGTCCTGGAATTGCAATAGGAATAATTTCATCGCTAAACGCCGGATCATTGGGATTGGTCATAATCCACAGGCCTTGAACCATGCTTCATGTAACCCCGGAGCATATGGTTCGCCTCTTTGCTCATTCGCGATAATATGTTCAGCCACCTCAAGCCTGTAAAGAAGGGCCAAAATCTTTTGCGAATCATTTTGAGACCAATATGTTGGCGCAGGACCTTCCTCCAGACATTTCTTCAATCGTTTCAAATCTTTATTGGTGAAAACCATACTAGTCCTCCTTCTTCGCAGATAAGCATTCCTCTAGTACAGGATCGTTTTAGTTGTCCATGTCCGCATTCACTAGACATCGAATACCTCAGAAAGAGCTTTTTTAGCCGGGCGCAAATCGGCTGACTCCAGAATTCCCTGTTCAACAGAACGAAGATCATCTTGATAATAAAATTCTAATGCCTCTTTTAGTCTCCGGTTTTCGGACAAAAAACCTTTCCTCAAACTAAAATCACAGATCAGGTCTAAAGCATCCGCATAACGTTTTAAGCGTGAGAGTGTGCAATGAATAAGGCCGCCATGAAAATCCCGGCTGATGTTGCCTTTTGATGTTCCCAGCAATTTTGCCAGATGCGCATAAGACCATTTCCTGCGCTCCAGCTCTGAAAGAATATCGAATTCAAGCTGGAGGGTCACTTGGCTTAATTCAAACTTCTTCCGGAAGGAGCGGGATTTAAGTTCGCGGCTAAGCAGTCCCTTTGGCATCAATCCTCCGCAAACCGGTCGGCCAGTGCGCATTTTGTGCACATCGGCCAGTTGGGAAGGCCATAGTTAATTGTTAAGACACGGCCACAGTCAAGGCAAACAAGCTCAGTCATGGGAGCGGGACATAGAATCCTCATCCTCTTTCAATAGTCTTCTAGCCGCCGCCAAAAACGCCATAATATCAAACCAGTCCAAATTTTCATTATTGATTTCAATGTGATGCTTTTCCTGGTAGTTCAACATCGCATCATGAGCCGCTTCTAAATGCCAAAGCGTATCCATCTCAATCCCGAGACTATCTTTCATTTCCATCCACCCACCAAAACTCCGGCCATTGCCATTTTATTTTTAGCATTTGGATTTATTCCGCATTCTGAGCTTCTGCTTGGCCTTCCCACGGCACCGCTTCAGCGCCCGGATGTTCCGGCCATCCCCTCTGCACTTTTTCCCCCGATGCAATACGTTCATCGTATTTCTTCATTTCTTCGTCATAAACCATCTGCAAGCGCTTGATCTTCATCTTCAAATTATGAATCCGCCAATATAAACCCTCATCAATCATTGGTTTTCCCACCAACCCTTGGCCGGCACCAAGATATCGCCATTGTCAAAAACAGTGCGCTCCTGGTGCGCGCATCCGGTTAAATAAAGAACGCTGACCATCAGCATCACTACAAAAAGCATGGTCCAAAAGACGCCGGCCCAATTGACTTTCATTCTAAAGTCGCCAGCACAACACGCGGTTCGGGGTCATCTTCATACCAGGTATGCTGACATAAACTACGGCAAGTCTTAAACCGGCGCTCATGCTCATTAAAAACTTCAAAGAAAGTGCTCCAGTGGTGGCTACAGAAAAGCTGCTGGGGCATAGGACGCATCTGCTTAGCTGTTTCCATGGATTACCCTTAAAGTTTCTTTTAAACGCGTCCTGTGCCTTTGGCAATAGGTCAGGGACGCTTCTACGCTCCCATCAAGATTGGCTGACCTGCGCTTGCCGACCAACAGGTCTAAAATCATCTTGTCCTCCTGGCAATGAAGGCAGGTCATAGTGGAGAATGGGGGGATGGCTGCGCCGCTAAAAAAAAGGATGCGTGCTTGGCTGGGGGATGAGAAATAGAGGGAGTCGGGGAGGGGGTCTTATTATAATTATGCCGCCCCCCTTGGCCCTTTTGTTTTCCAGAACCCAAAGCATTCTTTCTTAATGATCCTATTGATTTATTTGACGCTTTATTTCGCATCGTTGCGATCATGTGCTGGCAAGCGGTCTTGTAGACTGATGGTCATTGACGGTGGATAGGCTCTGTTGCAAATGGGTTGCAATCACCGTCTTATCTCCGTCGATAGATCGATGAAGTGGAGAATCGGGACAGACTTCTGCATCCTTACGGTGCATCCAATCCCCCTGCTCTAACCCTTACCATAACCTTAGACCATGCTCCGTTCGCGCTATCGCGCTCCGTCGCCGGTCAGTCGGCGCCTTCATTGGCCCTGCTTCCGTCCGGGCTATCGCCCGTCCGTTCGCCTGGCCCATTGCCATAATCCAATTGCTTCCGTTTAATCCATTGTCCATCATTATCAAACGAGCCAATGACCGATTTAACCGTATCGCAGCGCCTACACACTTTCACCCAAGATAAATTGTTATGATGCGTCTTGAAGACGAGCTTCCAATTGTGTGACCCTTTTGCGCAATTAGGAATATATCTGTGGGTAACAAACTGTTCATCCATACCTCTCCCATTTACATCAAAAACCGGAAAGCCGTTGGCGAAAGCAAAAGTAGCTCTTTACCCCTTATTCTGTCAAGAGCACGTTTAGCTCTATGCGGGCGCGCGCGTACGAGCAAAGTACATTTTAACAATTTTCTTTCCTCCCTGAGAAGGCTTTGTTCAAGCGCTGCTATCGCCATCATCATAAAGCTTTAAGCAATTCCCCGGTCCCAATCGTAGGGTGATGCAGGTTCTCTATAACCTTTTGGATACCATTAGCCCCAGGATTTTCAGGTGAAGGGCTACAAGCTTACGCGCTGATACATTCGACTTTTTGATTTCGGTTAAACGTTTAAAACCGGCAGGTTGGAAAAAGGGAAACCCCTTCAATGGCCTGCGGCGCGATCAATACAAAAGAATTGATTTCGCAGGCCATAAAAGGGGCTACAGTTCTTTTGTATCAGATCGCGCATACAAAAACAATAGCTCATTTAAACCATTTGTCAAATTATGCGCTAGGATGCGATTTAAGACCCCTAAAACATGTTCATCATGCATTGTGATGCTTCAGCATAGCTCGTAATAAGCAATACAACGGTGTTATTCATCAATAAAGCAGGTTTAAATGAGCCTTAATGCTCCAATGCCTGTTTTTAAGGCTTTTACAGCAGCATCGTGGTTATTCCTTATATATCGCTATTGACCGCCTAAGTGCAACACTTGTAAAATCTTTTCCATCACCTACTTAAACCTTGAATAATAATAATATTATGATAGACTTAAGTATGAACAGAAAAGAGCTGATGAATTTGATCCGCGAGATTCTTCGAATCACCGTCATCTTAGACGATGAGATCAGCGCGGAAGAACGGGTGATCCGCATTAAGCACTTGCTCGTCGATGCCTTAACTGAAATTGAAGCTCCGATTAAATTCGGGAATGATGATGAAAAAGGAGCCCACTAATATGAAATATTCAGATCTTCAAGATCAAATTGGTCAAAAGGGAATTCGGGATATTCTTCTCTGTCAAGATTGCGGAAATGAATGTTCAGCTAATGCGGCGGATTATTGGAATAGACCACAAGATTCTACGATCTCTTGTGAGTGTGGCGGCGAGTTTATTATCGGTCATTTTGTAAGAACATTCGTTGAAAAAGAGGTGGCTTAACATGAAAAATAAATATTGCTTAGGTGTTATGGATTTAGAACATGGAATGCATGAGCCTAACCCAGGTGAAATTCGTGGTCAAAATGTTCTCTGTATTGAATGCGGACTTCCAATAGATAAAGATACTCTTGATGTAAAAGGGGTGGCCTAATATGGAACACACACAAGATTGCCGGGAAATCGCTGGGGATCAAGCTACAGTTTGCAAATGTGTTGCAGGCCACACGCCATCGGCGTGTACCTACGATGTCCAAAATAACAAACAACTTGGACACTTTGGAAATTGTGCATTAATCACACAACCAGAACATTCCCCAACACCATGGGAAATTGATCCTAGAGAAAATTCGGATATCCGGTCTTTGGATGGCTGGCATTTAGTAACGAGCGTTAGATCTTCCTTACGTACTGATCCTAAGGCTAATGCCGAATACATCGTTCGTGCGGTGAATGCTCATGAGGCATTATTAAAAGCTGCAAAATTATTAATTCAGCTAGACGATGAATGTCATGCGCGCCCAAATAAATTAAATGGATTATTGGATAAGACGAGAGCGGAATATCTAGCAGTCATCGCCAAAGTGGAAGGCAAGTAATATGAAATCTCAGCACACACCCACGCCTTGGCGAATGAACGATAGAGGCACCATTTTTAATGGACCCTGGATTGCAAATTGTCACAATGGAATTAGAAATAAGATTCCAGACCAAACATCATTAGCTAATGCGGCCTTCATTGTCAGAGCAGTAAATTCTCATGAGATGTTAATTAAATCGCTAAAGCGAGCATGTCTTTATTTTGAGGCAATGGGACTTTCTCAGGATCATGAAGCATGGAAAATGGCATTAGAATCCATTTCTAAAGCGGAGGGCAGCCATGATGAACGATGACATGCTCGAATCATTCTACTCCTGCCCTGAATGCGGCTGTGAAGGTTTCGCCGATGACTTGAAAACAGACTTCAAAAATAAGAACGCGAACCAATGCTGTATGGACTATTTAAAAGAGGTGGCCTACCCATGATGAACCTTGGAAAATTCACATTCGAAAAAGAAGTAGGCCACTATGAGGAGAAAGAAGAAATTTGGCAACAAGGTACGCCCTATGAGCATAAAGCAAAATCAAGCAGATGGATTAAGACAGGAATTGAAGAGGTCGTCATTGAAGTCATAATTGACCCTTTAGGGGTAGCCCGAGCGGTTAGCGGGGCTGTCAGAAATAAGAGCGGAGTTTCAAAATACCTGGGCGGTGCTGTCATTGGACGGAGGGTCTAGCCGTGAAAACCTTCCAAAAAAAGGAAGTCGCCTAGCCATGACCGAATCCCAGGAATTTAACGCCTGGCTCAGGCGCAATTATCGCTACCTGCAAGGGCGGGCGCCGGACGAGATTGCCTACCTCGCCCGCTTAAATGGCTTTAGCTTAGCCGTCATCTGCCCCAAAATGTGCGATCAAGCGTCCACGTTTAAACGCAAGCTTGATTTTGAAGACTCGCCGTTCCGGGACCTCTGGATCGATTTACGCTGCCATGAATATGGGAATAAAAGGGGGATTTAAGATGAAAAAGAAATCAACGATCTTATACGACTGTGCAGGATGTAATTCTGAAAACGAAATTACATCGAATGGGACTTGCCTTAATTGTGGAAGAAATTTAAAAACCCAACACATGGCGACGCCGTGGAGCGTAGTAAGAGATGGAAACAATGAAATATGTATCGCAAATCAATGGGGATATATAGCTTCGCTAGGTTTGCCAAAAAGCAAAAGACAGAATGAAGACGCTGCCTTCATCGTCCGGGCCGTCAATGCTCATGAGGAATTACTAGCTGCCCTGCGAGTCCTTCATGCAAGATCGAATTGCTGTTCAATTGATGAGAGTGGTTGCCCTTTCGCGGAAGCTTTCGCCAAAGCGGAAGGCCTACAATGACACGGTTGGAAATCCTGGAGCGCATTTTGTCTTTAGACTTGCGTCATCTCTCGCAGGAAGAAAAAGAATGGCTACATGAACTTAGGAACCAAGCTACCCGAGAAAATATCCGCCATTACATTAAAAACAAAAAAAAGGAGACTGCCCAATGAAAACGATCGTTATTTTTTCTGTGCTGCTGGCATTTGGAACGGGGTTCCTATTTGGCCGGCATGCTAAAGCCCGAGCCGCTTACCGCGCCGGTTTTAACGCTTGCCAGGAGCAGTTTTAAATGATCAGCGATTGGGAATTAAAAGTGCGCTTGCGTGAGGCGAGCGGCCAATGGAGAAAAGAGCTGCGTACCGATTACATCGACGGTATTATTCGGGGACTTGCGATTAGCCTTGATCTGACCGTCCAGCTCAGGAAGGAAACCTATCTAAGAGAGCTGAGCGAAAAAAAGCTTGTAAAAAAAGTGCATATTACGAAAAAGGAATACCGCAAAACCAAAGCCGGGAATGTTGACCAATCGCTAGATGATTTTTTTGATAGCTCAAGCCATTGATGGACTAAGGGGCGTGCCATGAAAAAATTACTTCTTTTAAGCGTGATGGTTTTAAGTGCCGGATGTCAAAAGAAACCCGAGCCGCCGGTGCCTGTCGACGTGGCGGGCCCGACTAATCCGCCGACACAGCCCAATCCTCCGCCCACGACTCCGCCGCCTCCCGTGACCAATTGCCAAGGGGGAACCGTTGCATTCTCCAGCGTTTCGACGATCGCTGATAACAGCATTAAAGATGTTGTGATCCCCGGCTTTGATCTGGGATGCGGCGATACCGTGCAAGTTTTTTTCCGTAATCAAGGGGTCGCGCCCACTACAGCATGGACGGAAATTCATGATGTTCCAAATGGCGCGAGCTATTTTGCGCTCGACGGACAGATCATCCATATCCATAATAGTGGCGGAAGTCTTTTAGATTTAGATGTCGAAGCACTTTTGAAGTAAGCGTACGGGGGATCTATGGAATCAATGAATGCAGGAGGAGTGCAAGTTATGCCCATTAAAAAAGTCATCGTGCCTTTTGTCTGCCAGCGCTGCGCCTATCTATGGAAAAGCCGGGTGAAGACGCCGAAAGCTTGTCCGGCTTGCAAGAGTTACCGGTGGCAAAAGTTTTCTGAGGAAAATCAGGAGTCATCCAAAACAACGCCCAAACAATAAAAAGGATAAAAACCTAAAATGGAAAAAACGAAAATGCCTAAAGAAATTGCATTTGAATTTCAAGAGATTCCGCTGCATGAAGCAATCAATGCTGTCATCGCCGGGGACGGCAATTATACGGAGGTCAAGGAGCGCTTGCTCACTATTCTGCCTGAGATAGAACGCCGGAACCAGGAGGGAGGGGACCGCAAAGCCTTTGCTTTTGGATTGCCGAATGGTAAAGAAGTTCCTGAAGACCAGAGGCGCGGCCTTTGCATGGCCATCAATGCGACATTAAGAAAAGCAACTGTCGGATGGCATCTTACTTATTCAAGCAACCGGAAACTATTTATCTGCGTTCCGCATAGCTACAATAGAAAGCCTGTAAGAGAAAGCCGCTCTCTCGCCACTGTCCGGGCTACCCAAACGAATGACACAAGCCAAAAAAATGTCACGCTTGAACACATTGAGGCTACGGTCGTGAAGGTATTCGATATTACTATAGAATCTATTATGAGGAAGGGGAGAATTCCATACTACCAAAGCAGGATACGTAATGCCATTATTTATTTAGCTTATCGCAAATATGGAATATCTTCAATAGATATCCTAGCTCGTTATCCTATAAGTGGAGCATCTATCAAGAATATGAATCGAAACATAGGAAAAATAACAGATCAAATAAAACAAATTGAAGCTGCGCTCTAGGGGGGCAAATACATGTCGCATTGGTCAGGAAGATCGTATCCAGTAGGGACAAAAGTGCAATACCGGAATGGGTATATCGTCATTAAAACAGGCGATGGAATGATTGCCGAGTCACGCCGAGTGTGGGAGATCTCGCGCGGGCCATTGGAGCCAGGAGACAGAGTGTTTCATATGGATGGCGATCGAACGAATAACAAAATCCAGAACTTAGCCAAAGTCCATTTTAACCAAACGAAATTCACGATGCTGAAGGAATCCAAAATTCTGTGGATGCCGACGATCAGAACCATTGAAAGGAAAACCGGAAAAGTTCTTCTAAATTCATAAGGAGGAATCATGGCCGATAAAATGGCGTGCAGAATTTGTTTGTCACGAAGTAAAAAGGTGCCGGAAGACTTTGACCGTTTTTTCCTGACGGAAACGGATTTCGTCATGCATCTGGAACGGGAGCATCATATTCCCATTCGCGGGCCACTGGAAACGTACGCGCAAGCGCGCAGAAGATTTCTCTTGGAAAACCCCGCTGCCTATGATGCCCGCACCTGTAAATGCGAGCAATGCGAATTGAAAAGGAGTCCACGTCATGTCAATTAAGCGGCGAGGTGGCGACGAAGAGGCTAACTATTTTTATCGCTTTATGTACAAAGGGCATTCCTTTTGCGAAGGTGGATATAGGACTAAGGCACAGGCGGAAGAAGGCGAGCGCTTGGCGATGAATAAAGCCATCACGCAAAATCTGCATCCCGATGATTACGCGGGGGAGATGACATTCCGGCAAGCGGGGGAATGGTGGAAGAAAAATCGTCTCCCTGAAAAGCGCAGCGGCAAGGGTGATATCGGAATGCTAAATCTCACCATGGACTATTTTGATAAGCAGCTTATCCGCGCTATTGAACCTGAGATGATCGATGAGTTTCTTGGTAAACTTCAGGAACTCAGGAATGCGATGAGCAAGCGCCATTATCATGTGGGCCCGCACACGCGCAACCATTATCGCGCGCTCATTCATGCGATCTATGAACGGCTTAAGTTTAAGCGCATGTACAAGGGCGAAAACCCTGTGGCCTTTGTCGATAAAATACAAGTGCCATTGAGCCGAACTCGATTTATCTACCCGGCGGAAGAAAAGATTCTCACTCCAGCCGTCCAAGCAGAGCCGGACATTTTTGATTATTATCTTTTGGGCGTCGAGCTTGGAATGAGAATCGGAGAGATGCGCAAGATCCGCATTAAACACATTGACCTTATCATGAAAAATATTTTCATCCCTCACCCAAAGAACAACAAAAGCAGGCATGTCCCGTTTGATTCTGCGGATTGGGACCCAGGCCATATTGTGATGGGCCTGTTTAAGCGCAGGATGGCCGGGAAGGGCCCTGAAGACTTCCTTATGCCCCGCTGGAGCTATTCCTATATCCTGGAGCATTTTAAGGCCATCTGTGAGGCTGTAGGGCTGCGCCTGGAAAAGGGCGAGGCGATCCATTTATGGCGGCACACATTCGCTTGCCATAGACTTTCCCATGGACATCCTCTTTATTTGGTCTCTCGTGCGATGGGACATTCTTCTAATGATGTGACGGAGAAACACTACGGGCATCTCGAACTTACAGACCTTGCCGCCCAGAAACGGACCAAAGGGTCGTTTACGGTTTGCAACCAGTTTGCAACGGCTGAAAAAATTCTGGAAAATTCATCTGAGAATTACGTTGAAAAGTAGAATCAATTTGGGGGAAAAGTGTTACGGTAGCACATTCGTCTCCAAAACCGATGAGTGTTGTACTTGGATAGCGTTCCTCGACGGTGAGTCAATCGGCATGATTCGGTATTATTCGCTATAATGCGGGTGGCATTTGCAACCATTTTGCAACGGGTGTTGCACCTAGGGGTTAGGGTTATGCATGCGCATGTGTGGATCTATATAGAGCGCGGCAGCGGGGAATGCCCTAAAAAGAACACGCCTAAGCCTGTTTGGATACCTGGGCACTTGGCTGCTTGCAAGTGCGGAGAAAAGATGTTTTTTCCGGATGACCCAAAACTAATGCCGGTTGAATGCGTATAGCCCTAGAAACTAGTCAGGAGGATTAAATGGACTGGAAATATATCGTGCGGTTTATTCTTCATTGGATTGTTCTTCCGTTAGTAATCGCAGCTTTCCTACTTGGGGGTATGGTTTATGTAAATAGACATTATCATCCAGATCCGATGGCTACTGATGGGCGATAAATCAAAAGACGTTGAAATGTCATGGAATTATAGGGCCATACGAAAGACAAAGCGAAATCCGATCAAGGATGGCAATCCAAAAATCCTGCATTGGTACGATATCCATGAGGTTTATTATTCAAAGAAAAAAAGAAAACTTATTCCAGACGGATGGACTAAAGATCCTATTCTCGGAGGATTTGAATCAATGGAAGATCTCGAATGCAGCTTGGCTCGAATGTTATTGGATGTGCTGAAAAGTCCTGTAACTATTATCAAAGGCAAAAGATTAGTAAATCGTTAGGAGGGAGAAGGAAAAATGAAAAACCAGTGGTGGAAAACACTTTTTAGATCTAAGCCGAGCGTTACGTTTGGAGGGTTCGCTATGGTGCCGGCATTGAATATCCCGAATAAAGAAAAGGAGCCCGAAACGCAATACAGGACACCCGGCCCTTGGAAAGTGAGTTTACAGATAAAAGAACTCAACAAGGACCAAACCGTCGCTTATACGGAGCATTCAACATTTATCGCATCGGAATATATGAGAAATGGCGTGCCTTACTATATGGATAGCTATATTGGGCACTTCCAAGACCCAGACAATGCTGTTTTTGTCGTGCGTGCAGTAAATTATCACGACAAGCTGATTTATCAGCTTAAAAAGGCGGTGCACCAACTTCGCATGAGGAAGGATAGAACCGAAAAAGAGGACGAGACAATCGCAACGGGTGACAAATTAATTGCGGAAGTAAGTGCATAGCCTGAATGGCTACTTGCACCGTTATACAGTGAAAAATTGAGGTGTGTTGGCACAGGGCTGGGAAGTTCAGAAACGCTGTGAATGTCTGATTATCCCTAGAAGCTACATTCAAAAATAGGAGGGAGAGGGATTCGAACCCCCGAAACCCAATTAGGTTTTCCTGCTTTCAAGGCAGGCGCTTTAAACCGCTCAGCCATCCCTCCGAATTTCATGATTGCATAATTGACCTCCAAGACAAATGCCCAGATGATCAATATCGGAAATTCCACAATCTTCACAAAGAACAGTGACCTTCATTGGAGACTTGCAGAGATTTTTAAAATCCCCAAAATCCTTTCCAAATAACTCAATGGATGCTTGCCGACAAAAATCTGCCATCTATTCATTCCTCCGTAATTCTCCATCCAGCTTCATGACTAAGCCGCACAAACATTCATCACAAACATTATGCATCCAGCCCACATTAATTCTCCGGTATCTCTTTGATGCGCGTTCGCCATAGCAGCAGAGATTCAAAAACTTGCGGCTCCAAAACGATCCGGTTGCTCGGATCGCCAGCCTTATTGTTTTCGGTTGTGAGAATTATAGAATACCCATCAAACTCCGCATAAACACTGTCGCCAATATAGGCCTTAATCATAAGTCGCCTCCATTCGTTATTGGGTTGCATGATTCACTATGAGCCAAAGGGCCCATTGCATATGGGCCGAAAGACTGGTATAAAATGGCCTATGAAAATAAAAACAGGACCTATTATTATGGTGCGAAAAGTAGCGGAATATTTTGAATATTATATTCAGCAAGGCAATAAAAAGCTTAACTTTTTCCTTGATCGTTCGACGCACGATGAGCTTCGTCACGCTCAAGCGTTGGCCGAGCAGGCGCCCGAAAGACGAGGGGACGTGCGGCCCGTGATTGTTTTGCAAGTGGCTGATCCTGACCGAAAATCATCGGCTGGCTAATCGCCGCCTGATAATGTTCCGCTAAGATAGACAAGATTTTTGTTCCCACCTTCGTACCGTTCCTGCGGCAATCCGCCTGCAATAAAGGCAAAATTTCGTCGGGAAAACTTACTGAATAACGTTTCAATTTTGTTGGCATACCTTCTCCTTTTTCCCCGCTCCCGACGGTAAAAAATACTTCTTGACCTCAGTGCAACACTTTTACTATTTTGGTGCAGCACCTAAACGAATGACCTTGAAGTTCAGGCAAACATAACGAACTTATTCGCCATGAATCAAGGTGCATCACTAAGATACGTTATTCATCAATTTTATGTCAAGAGGGGGAGTAAGACATGGAAAAAAGCGTAAAGCCTGCCGCTGTTCTAGACGATAGCCGATACCTGACCAAGCAAGAGGTTGCTGACTTTCTGCGGATCTCCGCTACGTCCATTTATATGCTGACCATCCGAAAACAAAATCCGTTGCCGAGCATCAAGATTGGAAAGTCCCGACGCTATCCGCAAAATAAGCTCAAAATCTGGGCAGCCTCACTAGGCCATTAATGTATTTATGGAATATCACACCTGCGAACATTGTCGTTCTACTTTCATTTGTCACGGTCATCCTTATTGTACGTGGGGGGAAGAAGATACTTGCGGAACCTGCGAAAAAATTCTTGAACAAGTCGAAAAGGAGGGAGCTATTTATGAAGCCTAAAGATCTTTTGGAGTATTTAGAAAGCGGTGACCGGTCAGTCGAAGACTTAGAGGTTAAGGCCTCCAATATTTATATATGTGGAGGACTTGGGTTAGTTCAAAATATGCCCAATGTCTGGGGTCCAAATCAATTTAATGTTATGGGTCAAAATGGATTAGCGGGTATGCCCTCCGTGTCAATGATTTATGGCAATGCGATGGGAAACCAAACAAATCAAGGGAGGCAATAAAAATGGCTACTACTGAAGGATGCGAAGTTGTGATCAAAGGGAAAGTGGCGGAACGTTTAGGGAAGCTTGGGTTTAACCGAGCGGCAGAAGAACTCACCGTCATCACAGAAAAAAAGAGAAAGCTGGCATTAGCTTATGAGCATTACAAGTTCGTGACGCCGGCCAATGTTCATCAATTCAATGCGGTCCTTCGTGAAAAAACTGGAAAGAATATGGATGACAGAAATAATATGTGGTATCAGGTTCTTGACTTCGTACCGATTCAGGATTATCAAAAAGCTCCCCCCGAAGAAGTGCTTATGGCCCTAGAGGTGGCACAGGCCCGGAAGTGTTTTGATACGTATGAAGTAGCCTATATTAAAGATGTAAAAGACCCACTTCTTTTTGGCCGGATAACCGGAACGCCGAATCGATTCTTCATTGCTCAGTGGGATAATGACGTTTCGATTATGGATCTGATTAAGGAGAACGAAGGGTGAGCGATGTTGTTCTCATTGAATGGTTCAACGCGCACTATTACAAAGTGACGGTAGACGGGCAGGCGCGGTTTATTCCGAGCGTAACCACCAAACTTGGGGTTATTGATAAACCGCAGCTTGCCCGTTGGCGTGGCGACTTAGGAAACCGCGAGGCGGATTTCCGGATGTATGACGCCGCGCAAAAAGGCACGCGCATCCATTGGGCTTATGCGGTGTCTCTTGAAAGCGGATGTGTTGTTTTTGATCCTTGGCAAAAACCCATCTATACCAAAGAAGGACTTGCGGAGCTGGAAGCTAAACACAAAAGAATTGCGATCTTACGAACGCAGGAGGAAATGTGGGCTATCTGCAAATTGGCCGAGCAGTTCAAGCGTCTGGGGCCGGAAGTGCTGGGGGTGGAAGAAACCGTTTACGATCTCGAAATGGGAGACGCGGGAACAATCGACAGTATCTTTCAAGTCAAAGGCGGCGATTACTTGATCAGTGGCTCCAAGCCTCTCCATCTTTCGCCTGGGATTTATATCAACGACTTAAAGACAGGCTCATTTGTGGGAGATGATGTATGGCTGCAAATTGCGCCCTATGTGATTATGTACGAAAAGAAGCATGGCGTGAAAGTCATTGGGGGGCTTGTGACCCATACGGGATCGACTATGAAAACTGGCATTGCGGGTTTGAAAACCATGTACTGTTCCAGGGAAGAAATCCAAAATTACTATAACCAATATCGCCGCATCTCCGACGTGTGGATGGACCGGCATCAAGGCGAAGAGCCGGAAACATTTCAAATTCCTTCAATGATCACTATGCAAAAAGGAGAATAATATGAGTTTTGCTGATCTAAAAATTAAATCTGGTGGAAAATATTTGAAAGTCGATTCAGGGGAGCCTCATGACGTTCGGCTTTACAGCGAAGAACCCATGGAAAGAATCATCCATGGTTTTGCCAAAGAAGCTACTAATTGTGATGGGCCGGGATGTGGCGAATGCGCGGCTGGCCATGATGCCAAGCAACGATTTCTTGTGAATATCTACGATCACAATACCCAAAAAGTGCTCATTTGGGAATTTGGATCGATGATTGCTAAACAATTAAAATCGCTGGCCATAACTTTGAAGGAAGAAGGTAAGTCTCTATTAGATGTCGATCTTAAGGTGGAAGCATCCGGTTCGTCTCAGAACAAAAAATATATGGTGACTCCGCGCATGACAGCTAAACCCGTTCCAATAGGATTGATGCTCCATTTGATCAGCAATGAACTTCCATTCTAATGTTGATGAGAAAAAAACCATTAAGAGGGGAAAAATATATCTTGGCGCCTAGCGATGTCCAAGTGACATTTTTAGAAAAGGCAGACGATGATAATGCGAAAGTCATTTTTCCGAATGGGGTTATTGGAAGTACTTCCATGGCGAGTCTTGATTTACCCTTAATCGATACAAGCGCCTATGAAAAGATAAAAGAATGTTAAGGCATAAATTCCACGCCCAAAGGACGGAAGCCGATGGTATCTCATTCCACTCCAAAAAAGAAGCCAATTATTATCAACAGTTGCTTATGGCACAAAAGTCCGGTGATCTGTTGTTCTTCTTGCGGCAGGTTCCATTTCATCTGCCAGGCGGAGGACGCTATGTTTGTGATTTCCAGGAATTTTGGAAGCCGGACGAAGTACGCTTTGTGGATGTCAAAGGTTACGCCACGGCTGAGTACAAAAGCAAAAAAAAGATTGTCGAAGCTCTTTACCCGGTAACTATCCTGGAAGTTTAAGCTTCAGCCCGATACACTTACAATCTTCGTCAAAATGGCAGAGCCTGGGCGCATACATCGAATGATCGATATGCAGGTGCGGGCAATTAAGGCAGGGATGGCCTACTCGGGAGCGGATGATTCCTGATTTGGGGGCATGTTTGTTTCTGCTTTTTCCGTTGCCGAATGAATGCGGTACCGATATATCTTCTTTGTTGATTTAGGATGCCTCGCGCGTTCGATCTTTTGTTCTAGCTCTGCCGGATGATCTCTTGGAAAACTCTTTTTTATTGCATCCCAATTCGTCACAAGAACGGCGGCAGAGGTGATCAGGGCAACCGTTACCGCTGTCCAGAATTGCCACCGTGATTGTTTATCGGTTTGGCGATCCTTTTGCCTTCCCATGAGCGCATCGACATCATGAAGAAGTCCTTTTTGACCTGTAGGATCTTGCCAGATGACGGCATACATTCTTCGCAGAAGCTCATCATGCCGGACGTATTCCGCTAAGAGGCCGGCGCTTCTTTTTTCACCCTTAAGAATACTGTCATGTTCTTTGACTCGTTCCTGAAGATCTTCGATGAGGTCGCGCAGAAGATGTTCTTCGACTTTGGAGTGCCATTCCTCATCGTTCATCAGGGCGGCGGTACATAATTTTCTGGGCGATGTTGCCTACCCGGTCCACTAAGTTATCCAGGCTTACGGGCGTCAGCCCGGTCCATTCATATTGATACCTCTGACGGGGATGGAGAATCTGCAAATTGATTCCCTCATCCCCGTCTTTCCAAAAAACATCGATGATAAGAATGGTCTGTTCAAATTGCCAGGATAAATGAACAACTTCCCCGTTCTCTATGTTGACAAGTTTTTTCCATAATTTTAGGGAACGGTCTATGCATTCTTCCAAATTGGCAACATATTCCCTCATATCGACTTTTGTCATTTTGTGTACCCATGAGATAACCTATTAAGATGCGGCAGTTCCTGCTTTGACGGCTTGAATATCCGCAACCGCTTTGCGCGCCGTTGCAGCGATTGTATAAATAGAACTTCCGGCCATTGAAATGCCGGCTGCCCACGGCTGAGGAATAAACCCATGCACGGCACCCCAAAGAACACTGGCCTGGGATACAAGATGCATCCAAAATTCAGTCGTTTTCCATCCTGGCTTACCTGATGCTGTTGGCATTCGAGCCTCCTTTACTTCTTCTTCGAGAATACCTTTTGTTTTAAAAAATGCGGGGATGAGTTTTAGCCAGTTCATGCGCTAACCACCGTGGCCGGTTGGCCTTCGCGTTTAACCCAAATGACTTCCGGGACTTTATCCGGATCGACGTCATTGTGGACATGCGTTGGCTCATTATTTGCGTTCACGTAAATTCCGATGCGCGTGATTCCTACGGATATTAACGCAGCGATGATGAGCCAGACTTCGTGGGAATTAGAAACGAGCAAATCCGTTGCCAAACCCTTAAGATGAGCGGAGTCTGAAACAGCTCCGATGACGGATTGATTCTTCTCAGGTGTACGAAGCCCAGAGGTAATGATGAGCGCGGCGCCTTTTCCGTCCGGATCAAGCTGGATTGTTTTGGCTCTGGCCATATCGAGCTTGGCAACGTATTCTTCATTAAGCCCCCTTACTTCATCATCAGTAAAATAGGTCCAACGTTGGTTGGGTAGCATGGAGACTCCTTATGCCGCACTTTTCCATTCAACATATCCTTCTGAAGCCGTAATCTGATTGCTCGCCCCGCCAATCCCTCCAGCCTGCCCGGTGATCTTTAAAATATTGGCATTTGAAAGCGTCAGGCCCGTTACGGCGGTATATTTTGCATAGGCGGAAAGTGTGGCAAAATTCGTTGTTAATGAAGAGGAGCAGCGGATCGACGATGAGCTGTCCCGAATGATCGTGACATAAAGATTCCAGCTATCAGTCGCTACGCCAATGGAGAGGGCGCCGGAATCGAAGATAAGCGTTCCGCCGAAATAAGCGCGAAGCTCCTGAGTAGCGCTCGCCGCTCCAGAGAAAGTTCCGCCATACTGGATTTCTAATTTATCGCCATTGACGTTGAGCACATTGGCCGGCATGCTATCTGAATAAAGATCTGTTTCGTTGGTGCCGGAATTGTTGACATCAACAAAATGATCGAAGATAACGCCGCCCACTTTTGCGATGGCTGTTGTCTGGTTTCCGATTTTTACTTGTAGCGCGCCATTGCCGGAAGGGGTCACACCGATACCGGAAGGATTCGGAAGGGAAGAGGATAAGTTTAAGGTGACATCTGACGAAAGCGCGCCGCCTCCTGTCAGGCCTGTTCCTGCTAAAACCTGGCGGGTCGTGCCGACAGCATTGCCGGCAGGAGAAATTATGACGATAGGGGGAGATATTTCAACGCACATTATAATCCCCATTCCCAAAAGCGGACATCGGAGGTGCTGGAAGCCGTGATGGCATAAATCGCTCCTCGCCAAAGCGCTTGCAGATTTGAATTGCTAAAGGTGGCGTTGGCTAAAATAGGAAGGCCGGTACTAGACGTGACAGCAGAATCCATCCCGAGATAAATTGTATTTGTCCCATTGTTGAAAATAACGCAACCTTTACGTTCGTTATTGGCTGCCATAATTAAGGTCGCTGTCGATCCGACAGAAACGGCATTATAGGTTGAGATAAAAGACATCAGGGATTCCCAGTGGATGGCGGGTTTTGCTGGATTCGTTGCAGAATTTGAAGAAGGGCTTGGCGCGCGGCTGGATTTTTAGCGATGCTGTTTAATCCTTTAAGAGCAGATCCTCCTGCCGTAGCAGCTAAGCCCGCTACAAGAGGGGATGTCCCGGCAAGCATAGCAACACCATTAGGGATGCCATTTCCCATAGCATGGCCGGCAAGCATTGGGAGAAATGCTGAAGGCTCGCCGCTCTTATTTAAGCGCGTCAAATTTAAGATTTTGTCTCTAATAACAGCTTTACGATATTGTGAAGAAGCATCCTCTAAGGCTCCATTTTGATTGGCAATAATATCATCGAATTTGGATCGCCAGTCATAGAGAGAGCGCCTTGTAAGCTTATCTGTTACTGGAGTAGAAGAGATTATCCGGTCTGTGGCTTGCCTAGCTTTTAAAGCATCAATTGAAGAAACCGCCTGTCCGGCCTCGACTTTAGATCCAATATCTTTGGCAGTCGCTCTGGCGTTCGTAAGAGCCGAATCAAAAACATCTTCAACCGGAACCTTTAAAGCTTTTGCGCCTTCAGGGCCAAGCGCTTCTCCGAAAACCTGTTGGGCTTTTTGCATCGATGGATCAAAGTAAGTAGAAAGTCCCTGTTTGGCCGCTTGCGTTATATCTTTAGCTTTTACGCCAGTCGCTGTTTCTGTAGCTCTAGCCAGTCCTTTCCCAAACTTAGAAAACAAATTTGATGCCATGGCGGAGACTTGCGGAACACCAGGAATATCATTTAGAACTTTTGGTTCCTGGGCAATACCGGCCAGGGCAGCCTGCCCCATCGCTGGCAATGCCGCGCCCATCGCTGTTGTCGGAGCATTGGGGTCTCCTTGAGCAATTCCAATCATGTTTTGGGCGATTTTTCCTACTCCCGTGCCGGCAGCCATTCCGGCGGGACCGGCCAACGCTAAGCCAGTCGCGCCGCCAATAGTGGGAAGATTTTCTATTGGATGAGCCTGGGGAAGAAGGTTTAAGGCTTGCTTGGCAGCGAACTTGGCTACAGGCATATTGATTGATTGATTGCTATTCTCTGCGGATGGCTGAGTGGCCATCGCTTTTGATTTCTGGAGCTGTAAAAGTTCCAACTCTTCAGCTTCGGAGAGAGCCATTTTTTTGTTTCTCTAGAAGCATCTGGAGCCGCTGCTCATTATCAGAAGACCATCCGGCAGGCGCAGAAGATGCAGCGGGTAACGGAGCTGGCGCAGAGGGAGAAGGCGGATTAGCGTATCCTTGCATAAAATCCTGAATACCATCTAGGGCCCCATTTAAGACAGCCTTGCTTTGTTTCCCGGAATTCAGCATATCTGAGAAATGGTCATACATTTGCGTGCCGCCGCGTGAGCCAAAGTGAACCTTCATGGCCCCTGTTTTAAGCAACGAATCTGTTGCGCGCAGTCTTCCAAGCAAACGATCTGCCTCTTGGTTCCCCGTAGTTCCCACTTTGCCGGCAAGGAAATTGCCATAAATGCGGCCAGCCGCAGGCCCAATAAAGCCTTTTTCGTCAGCCTGATTAACAAGATCCCGCATCGTGTCAATATGAGGAATAATGGTTCGGGCAAATTCCGAAGTCGTTCTAGTAGCCGCCGTCGGTTGGGTTGAGCTTTTTGGAAGCACGGAAGCATCGCCAGGAACTTTTCCAATTGAAATAGTTCCGTCCCCTGCTAAAAGAAGAGGTTTTCCGTCGGGAGTGTTTCCCATATAAGTAACAGCTTTCGGTTTACCATCAGACGCCGTATGGATAATTTTCGTGCCATGTGGAATTGACCCAGCCGCTAAAGCATCTTCATTAGACATGACAGACTGTGGAGCCATTGCACTATGAAGTTTCAACATTGCCGAAAAAGTTGCTGGATTCATAGTCTTTGATGGTTTTGAAGACGTAGGCGCTGAAGGAGGAGCGCTTATTGGAACCTGCATTTGCCCGGTTGTTGATGCAGGCAATCCAGGAGGCAATGACGGGGTGTCCATGGGCGTTGCTGTAACATTGGAGGCAAGGATTGGCCCAGCAGAAGCTGCCGGCGCAGCGGTCCCAGCAGCAGCTTTCATCCCCGCATTCGCACCATTGGCGGGAGCATTTTTCTGCATGGCCATTACTCCCTGAATAAGACTTGCCATATCCAAATTGTTTTTCTTGATCTGCCCAACCTTTAGGATCTGTTCCGGGTCCATGGTTCTGGCCACATCATCTGGGATATCAAATTGCTTTCCAAGCGCCAGGGACTGAGCTACACGCTTACGTGTATCAAAGAGAGATTGACCAACCTGGCCTATACTTTGAAGCCCTTCAATAAGAGACTGCTGTCCTTGCGTGCGCGCTTGCAATTGTAGTTTGGCGTTCTGCTGGGCCGCATTGATGACTTCAGCGATCGGAAAATTATTTTGTAGTCTGAAATCTGGCATATTATTTCCCCGTCGCTACTTTCGCCAATGGCGTGAGGGCGCCAACACCCTGAGCAACCGTTCCAAAATTTTGCTTTCCTGTCGGTGGCTGAGGGGCAACCTGCGCTCCAATTGATTTAGCCACATTCGCCTGATTGACAAAATCTTCCAAACTTTGGCCGCGCTGGAGTGCGCCCGTTTGGAACCCCTGAAGGCCCTGAAGTGCTTGCAATTTTTGCTGGGCTTCTTTTTCCGCTACCTGAGAGGCAATGTTCGACTGTTGCCGCGCCACTTCCTGGCCGTAACCTGTCGAATCATAAAGATGTGCGGCTTGGGCATTTTCAGCAATATCCGGGAGCGTCTGTGCAAAAAGATCTTTTGCGCGCTGTGTTTCCGCCGTGCCCGTATCTTCTATCTTGTTCGTTGTATCTTGATATTGCTGTTTCCCGAGACTATTAATGTCCGCCTGGTCTGCGGCACTTTGATTTGGATTAATCCCAAAATTATATGCCACAGGACTACCTGAAGAACTTGGCCCATTTCCAAACACTCCGGCGATAGGGTTTCCTGGAATACCAAATGGATTTGATTGGCCAAATTCTGATAATCCTCCAGTGGCAGCGGCACCCAAAGCACGCCCTACCACCGAACCTCCCGTTCCTAAAAAGTTTTTTCCAACGGGATTTATAACACTAGTTTTTCCGCCCATACTAAAGTTCCTCCTTCAAAATCTCAGCATAGGGATGAAATCCCTTTCCCAAAAACCGGCAGTAGGCTTTTGTGTGGCCTCGACTAGAAAGAACCACAAAATGCTTACAAAAACAATCTTTAGCCCGTTGCCGTACCTGTTCCCAGGCGTCTTTTACCCACTTTTGGCCTCTTTGATCCCTTTTCACCCAAGCCTGCGTGACCGTATAAGCCAAACGGCTATCGTAATCGTTTCCAACGTGGGCTAAGATATAGGTCCACAATGTTCCACGTGCAACACCTAGCCATAGCTCCCCGCCCTGGTTGAGATAGGATGCGGCGGCGATCGATTGGAGCGTCTGCCGAAAGAATCCTTCAGGATCAACGCCTGCCGGCAAGTGAGACGAAACAATAAAATCCCGCACCGCATTTTCGATCTGGGGAGCCAGTCCTTTAGGAATAGATTTCCAAAGACCGAATTCTGGATGATCAGATTCGATCAATGTCAAATAAGGGCTCGATGTCTCAACAGTTATCATGCGACGTTGTAATATGGAATCTGCATGGCCGAATTTCCAACCATAACCGTGATGTATCCGACTGGATTAGCAGTTAACGCCGTTGCCGCGCCATTGGCGCCAATCGTCGTTTGCGTTGTCGGACTGGCTAATGTTAAATCGCCCAAAATAATGGGCCGCGTCAAAATCGGAGCTTTTATGTCTTGGGTATCCATTATTCCAGCCCCAAATACTTGGCAATGAACATCAAAGCGCTTATCGCGCCGCTTCCTTTTGCCGTTAGCCAGGCTGTCTGCGCCGTTGTCTGTTTTGGCGTTATTTGAATTTGATCAAAAGCTTCCGGCCAATCCGGATCTGAGTCCCGATGAATTTCAATGGTCAAGTCCGGATGAGCCTCTTGGTAGTCCTCGATCAAAGCCTGACTAGCCTCATCATCTCCGCCAAATACCTGCTTATCGACAACATCCGAACCCTGCTTAATTAATGCGCCGAGCATACAGCCTCCTTACAAAATTGGATTCGATCCAACACCCAAAACACCATCCACAAATCCAGCCAAAAAGATGTCTTGGCCAGGTGTTCCGGCTCCCGGAGTAATATTTAATCCGTCCGCAATGGAAATAGGACCGACCATTTTTACCGAAGATGCATTATTATCATGCTGTCTGGCGTGAGTCCGGGTCGTAGCTGAGTTTAAAATTGAAATCGTGCTATTTACGTTGCTGGTGTGACAGGTATAAACCCCTTGAGTTATATTGTTTGGGATATTTGTCGTTCCCGTGCCGGCTGAATAGCTGTAAGTTAAAGACCCAGCCGAACCACTTCCGGCCAACCGAGTCCCATATCCCGAATTTCCATCATTTGTGTTTCCTCCAGCAACAGCATTTTTAAACGTTGTCACATTCCCTGCCTGCTGGAAATCAAGAATGTCACCGGTCGTTCCGGCATTATCTCCATTGCGAATGAGCCCCAGATAAACCCATCCGTTCGTTGCAAAAGCGGTATTTAGATTTGCAAAGTTTGCCTGCGTGGGCAGCCGCGTGTCTCCGACAGTAACCCAAGTGGTTGACGTGTCTGTCACCTTTACCGCATAAAGCGCGTACCACGTATTGGTAGCTTCTGAAAGCGTGGCGCGAAGACCCGACTGGGCCGTGCCAGATAAGGCGCAATTGCGCGTGATGTCAAAAGTAGTCCGGGTTGTCGATGTTTCCGTGCGAACAGTTCCGTCCGGAAAAAGTATCGGAATGTCGCCACTTGTCCCATCTAGGCCAGATTCCACAGCAACGGTCGTGACTGAGCCAAACTGAATAACAGGCCGACGCCATATGCTGTAATGATCGACATATTGTTTTGTGGCGACTTCTAATGCCGTCGTAGGATCAACATCAACTTTCAGCTTGGCGAAGGATTTTGTCAGAGCTTCTAATCCCTGCCACACCGCCGCTTCATCAGAGAAATTCGTATTCACCTGCGATGAGGAGATAGTCGTGCTGGGAGTGAACGTATAAGAAATCGTAAAATTGATCGCCATGATTAAATCCCCGAAAATACCTTTCTGGCCTTAGTGGCCCGCATTCGAATTGAACATCCCTGAACGGTAAAACCCTGCGAAGCGTTGGCATTTCTCATACGAAAACTAAAAAGATTGCCGCGCCCAAGAACAAATTGCGTTAAAACCGTCGCATTCTGGCCGCCCCATACCCCGACATCCCATAAAGAAACATCCCAAAGACTTCCCGCTGCGGCTAAGCTGAATGTTTGCGTTGTAGAAGGCGACGTAAAATCAAAGCCATAGGAAACATCAAGGGTCGAAGCGCTTTCTGTTAAAGCCACAACATTAAGATAAAGAGGTTGATCGACGGTATCTATGCTTTCGTTAAGACTGCGAAATGGGCTACGCCAATAAGCATCCACAATGTTAGGAGAAGCTTCTGAGGCGTCATTAAAAACTGAACTCTTGAGCTTTTCATACATTTTGCCGTCATATTGGCCGCCAAAAAGCCGGCGCCCTTGAACCAAATTCACCACATTGGACTTAAACCCTTTCGTGCAGCGAAGAAAACATTTCCGCTGAATATCCCAAATAATCAAATAGTTGTTACTCGTATTGGACCCCGTAGAAACAATCCACATGATCCATTCAAGCGGCTGATAATAAAATCCTTGGATGTACGGAATGCGAACCGGGTTAATTGTGTTCCAGATATCGTTGATGTCGTTCGGATAAGTCTGGAAATTCACCCCATCGGTCGTGGATTTCATGCGAAGACCGGGCGTGATAAAATAAATGACGCCATTGGCATAGGCGTAAGCATTCCTGCCGGCAATGCCGATCCCTTTTTGAAGCTGATAAATCGGGAACGGCGCTCTGGTCAAAACCATTAAATGTGTGCTCGTGTTTTTAAAAAGGATGGCGGTGTCGGGCCCAGTCACAATACCGCACTGAAGCGCCTCGCCGTCTGATTTGTTGACATCCGCGTTTCCGGACCCAGCGCCTGCCCAATCTTCCGGATCGCCTAAAACAGGCCACTGGATACGGCTTGGCGTAGCCGTCATGGAAATAGCAAAAATTCTGTTATTAGCAACAAAAGCCGTTGCCGCTGAAGGAGGCGTGCCGCCTAAAGCAACGGCATTTCCGGTACCAGAATATTTGAATGGCGCATCTGGCGCGCCGCCAAACCAGATTTGGAGATTGTTGTAGATAACGGGCGTCCAAATATTGTTCTGACCGGATGTAATAGTCAAAGCTCCTGTTGCGTCCGCCATCGTTCCAGATAGACCAGAATCGGTAAAAAATTTAGTCCCAGCAGTTGCATTGAGGTATTCAGATCCGCTGTTTAGCTTAACGTAACCAAGTCCCGTAACGGCTGTAGAGGAAGAAACCATCGACGAAGAATTCCAGGCGGAATCCCCGTTTCTTTTCATGAATCCTTTGTCAAGAATCACGATATTGTCTAAGTCAGGCGACTGGTTGAGAGGGGAAATATATTCCGGATCAAAGGTGTTTAGCCCTCCGGAAAAATCCGCCAACTCAACCGCTGGGCCGTTGGCTCCCATTAACCCATCCCCCAATTCTCACGCGTACGAATCCATTTCCATTTACAAACGGTTTTGAAATTTACAAAATCGTAGAAAGTGGCTCCGCAATCACGACAAATATCGCAGTCATTACGCCAATGATGTTCAGAGTCTTTTCTCACGAATTCCTTGGATAATTAAACGGCAATGGCATATATCCCAAGTTCCCACCGACCGGCTGATTGTCTGCCGCCGTCATCACGCGATGGCGCCGCAGGCCGATCTCATATTCCGTTTTCATTTCCTCGATCATCGTGTTGAAAATATTCACGGAATTTGCGTAACGGTTATCGTCCATGAAGGAGTAGGCTTGCGCTTTGGCGCCTTCGACTAAAACCGTGGTATGCCATTTGGCCGGAATCACAGAAACGTCGGCATCGGCGGACATATCCGTAGCAACGGTTAAATAATCGATTCGAAGATTTAATACCGCATCAGGATTGGGCCAGAGCCGGAATTGTGGCACTCCGGCCCCGGCAGAAGAGTCAATGCCCGCCATACAATAAATACGAGGCGTGCCGCTGGAAAGAAACCCAGGATTAAAAGACTGGAAATATTCCGGGGTGGTTTCAATCAATTGATATGGCAGCGTATCCTGGAAGATCTGAATAATTCTGTCGACTGAAGAACTGGTTGAATAGTAAAACTTCCGCACCGTATAGGTGGCGGTTGAATTCGTAGAAATAGCCCCAATTTCAATAGTGGCCGTGGTGACATTGGCCGTATGCGCAGTGATCTTATACCAATCGTTCCCGCTGCTTGTTTGAATGAATCGATTGGCGACAGAAACTGTTGGCGCGCTGCTGAATGTAATAGTCGTGTTTCCTGCGATCGTCGCCACAGTTCCAGTCGTAATATCTGTCACCGTTTGAATGACCAAAGGCGTTGGACTTCGCAGGAACGGCCATTCAAAAGCGCGTAGAACTACTTGCTGGGCATTGTTGAGCCAGCGCTTTAATAAGGTCGCTTGCGACGAGACTGTCTGATCTAGCCCCACCTGCGCAGCTAACTCCTGCTGTAATGTTAGAAACGTAGACATACTTAACTCACATAGCTGTAATCAACCGCCACTCCGATAGAATGAGCATCCGCGTCGATATAACATCCGGCGGCAAAAACTTTTCCCTGGGTGCCATAGTTTCGATTGACTCCAGTGCTAACTGTTCCCGTAATAATGTCGTAGGTTGTACCGCCGGATGATGTCCCATTACGAACCGTTGTGACGCCTGCCGTGCCATCACTAACGACGGTTATATTGAAAACACGAACTGCTTTTCCGGATGACCCTACGACTCCCGCCGCCGTTAAAAGTTGCGTCCCAGAGTTTTGAATCATTTAAGCCTCCACCGGCTCTTTTTTTGGCCGACCGCGTTTCTTGGGAACAAATTCTTCCACAAGAATTGTCTCTCCATGCTTTATGATTTCCTGATCAGCTTTCTCTTCGGTTTTCTCTTTTGGAAGAGGGATAACTGGAACGTCTTCCGGCTCAAGCTCAAGAGGAGCTTTCCCGTCAGGAGCCAAGGCTCTAGCCATATCCTCAATCCGCTCTTTTAGCCGCACTTCCTGGCCAACCACCTGTTTGATGTAATCTGAAATGTGTTTCCAGGCTTCCTTATCGGAATTAATGTCTTTATATTCCAGGACGAAGAAACAAGGCTCTTTACCGATAACCGTATAAGAGTACTGATAGGTGCTGTCCGGTTTCCGGGATGTTTCAGTGCGGAACACGTCCCGGACGCTGCCGACGGAAGAAAGCCAGCGCGCCCACGCGCGCGGAAACCCTGATACTTCTCTCGTGCGAATTCCCTTAATCAATCGTTCCGGCAACATCTCAAATCCGACAACCTTATCTACGAATCCCGCTTCAACCAATTTAAACACCTGCATGGTCAGTCTCCTTTTTTGAGAAAATAGCTTCTGGGCCAGGAACGACAATGTTGAAATGGGTTTGCGTTTTTCGTTCCAAAAGCGCAGCCCCATGACTCTCGTGATTCCAAGAATGAAGCTTGTAATACAGTTTTTGCAAAGAAAGAAAAGCGATAACGGCATCCCCAAGGCTTCCAAAGGTGGCATGTTTTTCAATTTCTTCTTTCGGATAGGGTTTGCCATCCCAATAACTAAGCGCCATGCCCGTATCGTGATAAAAAGTTTCCACATCATGAAGCGCGATAAAACTACCTTCCCGCATCTTTAAAAACACCGCTGACAATTCTTTCATGAGCGTCCAATAGTTGTGATCTGTATCGATAATGCACAGATCAAGGCTGTTATCCTTAAAATCAGCCAAGGCCTCATAGCTGAGGCCCACTTTCCATTCAATCCTTGGGTCAAGTCCCTCCACCGCCTTATCGCTGATCACTACAAAGCGAAAATCATAGACATCAAGAAGGGAAGCGATTTGGCGGGTCAGATCGCCTTGGCCTGCGCCGCATTCGACGATAAGCGCCGGATGTCTCTCTAGGATCAGCGCTTTTAAATCCAGATTTTTGTCGAAATGGTTATGCAAGAGCCGGCACCTTTGATTTCATAAATTCGCCCAGGATCACGTCGATACGATGCTGGATCGTATGCTTAGCCATCACTTCTTTATACCCAGCCTGTGCAATCTTCTCGCGCTCATCGTCATGCGCCAGATAATATTTGGCTTTTTCAACCATATCGTCTAAGCCGTCATAGAGAACCAAATGCTTCCGGTCTTCAAAGAGTTCCTCAATGTTGGAAATGCGATCCGTTAAAAGCATCGTTCCGGTTGCCATCGTCTCAAAACAGCGCATGTTGGTGTCATCTTTCATGGCGATGTTGAACCCAATCTTTGAGTTTCCGATTCTTTCCGCGCATTTTTCAAAGAGCGCCTGACCGTAATCAAAATTGGGAAACACCGAGAAGAGTCGATCAAGAGCATTTTCACGATTGACCGAATTCACGTGGCCAATGAAGCAGACATCAAAGTTCTTTGTGAACTTGTCCTGGCGAGGATAGGCGAGAGGTTCTACCGCATGAGGAAGCCAGATTGGATTAGCAACGCCATCCCGCTTCATATCGGCCACAGCCGCTTTCTGCGCACAGAAAACAAAGTCCGCTTTTTTCGCCATTTCTAGACGATAGGGATATCCTAGATGGGTATCAGAAGCCCAGTAGGCCATCGGATGAGGAGTGTCAAGTGGCGCATAAGGCAAGAGTCCCGTCAAACCATCCTCGCCCCAATCCACATGAATATTCAGGTCATAGGTTCCGAACATCGACAAATCGCCGGTTGGATAAATATGGTCGATTTCAAACTGCGAGCCGTGATTCTTAAAAAATTCTTTAGCGGAAGCCTCCGCGCGCGGATCTTCTTGGTATTTCTTTCCATCCTGCGTCCCGAACCATGGCAACAAATCTTGATTGGCCGGTTTTCCAGCGGCAATATCCAAGTGATACTGCATCCGTTTTAAGCAACTCTGGACATAAAGAGGATTCCCATCGTTGCGGCCAAGTCGGCTTTCAAAATAATTAGCGATTCTAAGCATTGGCGGTCTCCAGTATCTTTCCGTTTTCGATGAGATCCATATGCAGAATTTTTTCAAAACAGCTCACAAAACTAATTCCATTGCCAGAATCGCGGGTTTCGATCTGTTTAAACCCACAAAGTTCTGCCAGATTTTTAAGAGAATTTGGCGTAAAGGCATGGACGTGTTCGGGATTAAGAGGAATCGAATTGATGATGTCCTGATTGGGGACGGCAATAATCAACCGACTGCCGATCTTTAATGCCTCATTCCAATTTTTAAGCGTCCGAACGGGATCAATAGCATGTTCTAAAATATGGCGGCAGATAGCCGTATCAGAATCAAATAATTGAGGAGGAAGAGGCTCTGTTACATCCGCCTGAATGTCAGCAACCGATTTTTGCCCTTCATGAAGATGGCTCGGAGACTCGCCCCTGGCTGCCTGATCAACACCAATCGCTTGGGGCACCGTTTTCCGATACCCGCATCCTAGCTCAATAATTTTCGGGCCACGAACAAACTCCCTGACGATTTCGCCTTCCAAATCCGGACCATCCGCATGGCTGTAGGAGAACCCGCGAAGCGTTTCCATGTAATATCGGAATCCATGTTTTTGAATCAGCCAGCGATTTGTCCTATCGGACATTTCTTTTGAATTCCAACCGCCGGGTTTATCTGGGCCGCCCCGGACACGTTCTCCCGTTTTAAACGCATGATGAATAATGAATGCATCTGGATTGATAACAATATTTTTCCCAAGTTTTCGCAAACGCATACATAAATCCAGATCATCACCGCCTGGCGCACTGGTATCAATACCGCCGGCGGCATCCAGATCAGAACGGCGAATCATCGCCGTAAAAAAGATCAAGTAAGTCACATCGCAAAGCGTTCTTGGGGAATGTCGATTAAAGACGCTATGCCATCCAGCCGCGATCGTTGTTTCTGGGCCGACAGCCGCCACATTCGAGTTTCGAAATGGCCAAAGAAGCTGGCTGTAAAAATCCTGAGTCGCTTTTGGAATCAAGGTGTCATCATTCTGGAAACAAATAAATTCGCCTTGCGCATGTTTTAAACCAAGCTCCAGACCGCCTTCCCACCCAAGATTTTTGCCTGGCGTTAAAACTTTAGTATTGGGCCATTCTTTTAAGAAATCCATGTTTTGAAGACCATTATTGACAACGATTAACTCGCAAAGACCGTCCAAAACTCCAGTCCGAGAAATAGATTCCACGCATGGATTAAAATATTCTGGTAAATTCCAAGTGGGGATGATGATTGAGGCAGTCGGTTTCATTTATTCTCCTAGTACAAGAACTGGTTCTTTGGAATCATCACCGTTCCCTTGATATTTTTTGTATTCTCCACAGCGCTTCTCAATTTCCATGTCGTATTCCTGGCGTTGACGCATCACATATTCTTCTGTCACCACAATGGGATGGCTTACGTGGCCGAGCTTAACGCGCGTATCCATCCAGGTGGTAAACCCATATTTTCTGGCCTCATAGCAAAAATTGATGTCTTCGCCAGTCTTGTAGGGGTTCATAAACCAAGGGTTGGGCATTTTTCGGAGGACTTCCATTTTGATGAGCACGGCGCCAAAGCCCACGGCATCCACTTGAACCAATTTATCTTTGGGATAATTCATGATGGGAAAATTGGTGAATGTATCGCAATTGCTAAGGGAATCCCAGCCTTCCACGCACCGGTACATGACCGGTTTATGGGGGAAGTTTCGCGTAAAAGCTAAAGGCGCCACAATATCTTTATCGTCGGCATAAAGCTTTTCAAAAAGATCGTCCGGGCAGGTCATATCGTCATCGATCATCAGTAAATAATCAGCATTGGCAAAAAGAGCCTTTTTCGCCATTTCTTCGCGCGCGACATGGACGTGCATACGGCCAATAACCACCTGTAAAAATTCAAAACGCGGCTTGGCATCCTGGAGTTTCATTCTTTCTTCTAGGTGGCCTAAATGCTTGAAATTTGAAAGCCGGTTCGTATAAGCTTCACAGCCCGTCATGCCCTCGTGTGGAAGGCCGACGATCACCCGGATGACATTCGGATCTTTTTGGCTCGCCAGCACTTCTGGTTTGACGTATTCGCTCATAAATTAGGCATTCTCAGGCAAAGCGTTTCTGGCGATGCTCCAATAATGGCATCATGATAGATTTGGGTATCTTCCACCATGAATGAAACACCTTTTTCTTTACAAAATTTACCCTTGATAGCCCCGCAATCTTCGATACGCTCACCAACGCAGATAACAAGATCGGTATAATGCTTTCCTTTTTCAAGACCAAGCATTAAAAGTTGCCTTTCACGAAAGTCTTCAAATTGTTTGGCATCCATGATTGTTCCGGTCGCCACCATGCCGGTTAATGGATAAACGATATGGCCAGCGTCAACCAATGACTTCATAATGGTTTTGAAAATGTCAGGCTTTGCGGAAATAGTTCCATCAATATCAAAACAAAAGATCATTTTCCCTTCCGCCGTTTTATCTTTAAAACCAAGCCATCTAAGAACTTCGCTCACCTGATCCACCTTAACTGAACCTTCAAAAAATCAAGCAACGAAAAACAACTTGGACTTTTGATGTAATGGCCGCCATGTAGAGGCCGGAGAGATTGCGGCATCGTTGGTGTCACAATCTCCCCGTCCGTCCTACACCTTGAAACTTCCAAGAGATCAAAATGAAAAGGCTTTTTCAATGAGGGCTTCCAACGAAGCAGATACGATGTAGGCCGTACCCCAATCCCCTTTAAAATCGCATTTTTCACTTCTGATCTAGTTGCCATGATTAGATAGCCCGAACAATTCCCGAGACAAACGACTGATTCAGGTTGGAAATGTCAACCGGAATCGTGGTCGCCGCATAGACGAAGCGATAAAGCAACGTCGAGGCAGTCTCCGCGTTGTTGATGCCGGAAAAGAACGTCCCCGCTGCCGCGCCAGGACGCAGAATATCTCCAGCCGTGATCGTGATCGACGTTCCGACGTTGGAAATCTGCACGGAATTGACGATACCCCATGCCGTTACCAAGCCGAAACCATTAATCCCGATATCCTGAACCGCCACACCGACAAACCCTCTAGCGAGAGTCTGAGTCACGCGGACGGAACTGATTCCATCGATCGAAGCAGCCGCAATAGGAAATGCAGCACCCATTCCGGTTGTAATCGACCCGCCGCCATCGACATTTTTAACCATGAGCTGAATTCTTTCCGGATCTGTACGATTAAGTTGCTGAATAAGCATTTAAATCTCCTTTTATGCTAGTGCGCTGTTACTTGGAAGACCATTCGATCTCCGCCAGTTCTTCGCGGCCACTAGGCATGAATAACAATAAACGACCCACGCGCCACCGTCTTACGATTTGGGACTGTAATGGTGACAGTTCCGGTTGATGAAGCAGTAACAGAGCAAAGAATGAATTGATCTGGCGTTGTTCCATCGCCAGCTCTGAATTGAGTCAGATAAACAATTCCTCCTTCGACTATAAACGAACCATCCGCATCACCAGTAGAACCTGTCCAATTACCCGCCGTTACCTTAAGATCCCCAAGGGTACCCCTACGAATATTGCTTGTCGCAAATGCCATAAGGCCTCCTTTAGGCTGTCACGCTGGATAATTTCGCCAATTTGCGCCGATTTCCAGAAATAAGCGCACAAGCCAAAAGAATCTTGGATGTGCGGGCATCCTGGTTGGTCGGGGTCACAAACTCAGTCACTAAGAAATCAGTGTCCGAATTCACGACAAATTCCAAACCCTTGGAATGCAGAAGATAAATCACGCCGGAATTGGCCTGCGGGCTCCAAGTCCATGGCGTAGCTTTAAACTTCAGATTCTCAATCCCGATATCGACCATTTTGTTATCGGTAAACCGTTCCTGGGATACCAGGGACGATTCGTAGTATTGGAACGAATTTTGATCCGAGACGATCATTTCCGGTCCACCGATGGGGTTCTGCACGCTGACTAAGTTCCAAGCATTCGTGAGGTCCGAACGACCCTGGGCTGCAAAAGATCCCGAAGTCGTGGCCGCACAGGCCTGCCACCAACTCTGCGTGGTTCCGTTGATGCCGCCTTCAGTTCCTGAAGTCGCTACAATACCCGGAAGAGAGCGGAGCGAAATGCCATTCGGGCCACCCGAAGTCGCTCCGAAAATATCCTGTTCCAAAAGAAGCGCAAGCGATTCTTCCGCCTGCATCTTTTTGGCTTCTAGGATATCTTCCAGCTTTGAATCACCTGCATTCGCTACACGTTCCGTGAATCCATCGACGGTAACAGTCGCTGCGTACTGAATCCACAACCACTGATCTCTCGTCAGGCCATCCTGGGGAGTCGTGTCGATCGTGCTGTAGCGAGAATACGCCGCTGCGGTCGTATTTTTCGCGTACATCTCAGCATGGGACAAAGCGGCGCCGCCGCGTTTGCGCATCTTTCCGCCGCCCTTACCTTCGTACAACCATTTGAAGATAGGGTTAGACTTAAAAATGTTGTCCCTAATGCCGGCGATCATATTAACGAGTGAAGTCGTAAGAATTTCGTCAACATTTCCCGGCCCATAATTTTGTGTTAAGGGTTGAGTCATCTAAGTTCTCCTGAAAGGCTTGCGCCTTTAATCATAGACCTGTGGGATACGCTGTCCCTTTTTAGCCATTTGCAAGGCTTCGCCAGGAGTAATCTTCTTAGGATCTGGGCCTGTCCAAGCGCCCTTCACAGAATTGGTCGGAGGTTGCGAAGAGGCCGCCGCTTTTTGCTGGATGATCTTTAATGCTTCAGCTTTGCCGGCTTCGTAATACTTGCTCGAAACCGCTTTAGCCCAGCCATAAGCCTCATTGAGTCTTTGCCGATAAGCCTCCGGAGTTTTTTGATCCGGAGGATTGACCGACAAAAATCCCGTGATAAGCTGATCTTCATCCAACTTGTAGAAGTCAGGCCGCATGGCCTTGCCATCCTGGCCCTGTTCTGTGGCAAAGGAATCTACGAAATTAGAAGCCGCCTGAACGGAAAGTTGCTGTTCAAGCTTCTCAATTTTCGATTGATCCTTTGACCGGCGATCGTCCGCCACTTTAGCCAGAAGATTTAAGAATCCATCCTTCGTCTGAAAAGCCGTACTGAACTCATCATCCGATATCTTCTGCCCAAGGGTTTGCTCCGCTTCCGCTTTCTGCTCCTTGAAGTCCGCTTTCTGCTGCCGGGTCGCGCCAGTCCACCAATCATTAAAATCTGACCGGGAACGGACTTGATCAAACGCTTCAGCTTTCTTCCTGGTTTCTGCAATGGCCTGCGTTTTACTTTTGTAATCCTTAAGCATGTTTTCATACACCTGCTTAAGTTCAGGCGAGAGACTATTGACATCGCCGCTATAAAAGCTTTCTCCGGAAGGTGCCGTCTCTGTGGCTTCGCCTCCGGTAGCTGGAGCCGTTCCTGAAGAGTCCGAAACGGGTTCCTGCGAAGCAGGGGTCGCCGCTGGCGCTTCAGGGGTCGGGCTTGCTACTGCGGTTTCGAGCATAATGGTTCTCCTTTACGAATGACTTTCCTGCGTCTGGACGTTCACGGCCCCAGACTTTGAATTGGCTTTCAAATCGGGATAATTTTCCTTGGTACGCTCATTGCTGTCCGGTTTAGCGTCTACCCGGTCGACATGCACAATCGCATGGCCATCGGCGCTCTGCGAATGGATCTTTCCATGCACGCGCACCGAGATCCGCTCTCCTACAGGCCTGCCCGGCAACCCCGGCACTTCCCCATGATGAATTTGGAATGTGCGAGGCGGCTGGAACTTGTCAAAGGTAGTCGGAGGTTTTGGTCTGGCTTTGCCTTTTAGCGCCTGAATCAATGGCATATTTTCATTTTTCATGAGCGTTTCCTCCGAACATTGTCCAGGTACCGCTTGTAATTTTCGCGGATAGCGGGGCGCGCATCTTCAAAATTCCTTTTGCGATATTCTCTTGTTCCCTCAATCCAGCTCTTTTGCCCCAACTTCATATCCCCAGCCTCACTTAAACCATTGGCTTTTAAATAGGCGGCCTTTTGGGCTTTACTGGTAAATTCCACATCAAGCGCTTCACTTTTATAAGGCTGCTTAAAAAAAACGTCATGAATCGTTGGCTGTATACCCATACAGCGATCGCAGCCCAAATCAATCATTTGGCCTTTTTCGCAAACCGATTTAACAGAACTGGCAAATTGATCGTTGCAGACGCCGCAAATCATGTGAGACTTTCCTCTGGCTTTAAAATTCCAGTCGCCTTGCCTTGCGCCTGTATCCCTTTGATCAATGTGTCCACCTGGACATTCTGCGCCTGCGCGCTGCGCTTAGCCGTTTCCGCCTGCACTTTTTGATCTTCAATCCCGGCCTGCTGCGCCTGCATTTGCTGTTTCTGCTGCGCTTCCTGCTCCTGTTGCCTGAACGCCACCTCTAATCCCTTAATCTCATAATCCTTTAAAAGTTCCTTGACAATTTCAGCAATGAATGGAGGGATGGATGGGGCGGCAGCCAACGGAACGGACATCTGGTAAACTTTGTTCAAAGTAGCATCCCGTGATTGTTTATCGAGCGGCAATGTGGAACCCGCCTTTACACCCACGTCATACTCACCCTTGATGTCTTCAGAAGTAAATGTGATCGTTTGTGACGCCGGATTGTATTTGCCTTGATTAATAAAGGCCTGAATGATTTCCTGGGGTTCCTTGCCAGTGATTTTGGCCATATAGGGCACATTGAAGTTTGCTTTCATCTGGGCAATGAGTCCCTTTGCAATATTGGAACAGTGAATCTCAATCCGGTTTTGTTTGCGATCAATCCGTGCATCGGCGCCCTTAGACACCATCTGAAGCTCGCCTTCCGTGCGCGTAGATGTCTTTGTAATGCCGCCCTGGAAAAACTCCGGCTGCCCATTGACTTTTCGGATCACCGCATCCAAACGATCCAGAATCGCATAGATGTCCGGAGGAAGAGAACCAAAGTCGAGGGCCTTGAATGCGGACTGAATATCACCATTGGTTGAAGCCATCAATATAGAACCATCAATCCCTTTTTCAAATTTGTCTAGCTCTGAGGAAGTCATGGTATTTTTCTTGATCACCATCTGCCTGTTCCAGCGCTTAATGTGATTAAGCATCATGGTAAAAACCTTGATCTTCTCTTTTACCTGCGGCTCCCAAGGAGCAATGTCGGATTGGGGATAGGGCTCGTCTGGAATTTCATGGAAGCTCAGAAACTGAAAAACATGTTTTAAATCTTTCACATGGTCTGGCCAGGGCTTCGGATCTTCCAGATACTTGTCAGTAAGTTCGTCGGCAATCGTATAGATCATGCGCTCACGCTGATCCCAGATTTCGTACATGGCCGAATAATTGAAGTCCTCTTTGTAAAGAACATTTTTCATGTACTTCACGTCGATGGATGGGTAGCTCATGCCATTTAACTTGGCTGCCACCTTTCCGTAATCTTTCTTCATGTCTTCAGTCGGTTTATAAATACGCTGAGCAATCCAGATATTGTCTCGCGTCGGGCGTTTACAACCAACGTTCATAAACATATCCTGCCAAGACACGCGGTTAGCAAAAATCGAATCTTCCACAAGGCGCATCTCTTCGCCGGTTCCGGCTGTCTTGGCGTTAGAACCTACTTTGTTCCAGGCATGACCAACCAAAATGGCATCAGTCAATTCCAGCTCAATATCGGATTTTAAATCCAGCTCGCCCCAGAGATGGTTTACGCCGGCCTCAAGAATGTAAGCGGAAAGGATCGTGGCATCCTTCATCGGGTTAACCGCTATAAAGGGGTCTTTATAATAAAGATTGGAAACCGCCGCATCTTTATAGGCGAAGATTTCTCCGATGGGGGGTACATAGGCATTTCCTAGAACCACGTCGTACTGGCCCTTCAATTCCCGAATAAATTCGTTCCAATGGTTTTTATCGGCTTCGGTATCGCGCATACGCTTAGACACAGCAATGCGGTCATGCCAGCGCGCCACCTGCTGCGGTTCTTTAAGCTTCGATAGATCTGCTGTTTCAGCCATTGATCCCTTCATAGCACTCATCGCCTACCATTTGTTCGTATGTTTCATTGGCATTAGCAGTCCAATGCTGATAGTGAATCTTTTGAATTATCCAACTTCGAGCATATGAAGCTTGAAATTCATTGGGGGGCATATCAACAGAAATTCCTTGCAATAATTCCCATGCTTCTTTCTCTGCTTCACGAGGAAAAATTGTTTTAGAAATACCATTCCCGACAATAGAATATGCCTTGAACTTTAAATTGTAAATTCCCTTGTCAGCTAATCTCGTATCGGTAAATCTCATTGTTGGCAGACTATATTTGTCGTAATGAACAAATTCTTTCTCTGGGACATAAATTGTTTCAACCATTGTCTCTCTCTGTTTTTATAATGCGAAAAGAATGGATCGTCTTATGTGTTTGGCACCAAAACACTTCAAGGGTTTTCTTTTGCTTGAGCCCTTTTGGCGTTGTGTAAAATTTCAGTTCATACATTTTCGTTTTGCTCATATTAAGACAACGTTTCATGGAAAAAGTCGCGCCAGGGTTGGTTAGATTTTCTGGCATTCTGATAGGCTTCTTCCCAAGACCCCACCGGAACGCCATCTGCCGCCTGAGAATCCCCCGGCATCAACAATTCAAGCTGAGAAGCCAGCGCGTCAATTTCATCATCGTGCTTGCCTTTTGGAAACTGAAGCAGTTCTTCTTCTAGGGATTTCATCCACGGGGCGTGATAGATCATGCCGTCGCGGTAAAAAGGTTCAAGCGCTTCGATGCGGAATTCTTTGGTTTGGTTTGTCGAGCGCCGCAGCTCAGTGATGGGAAAAAATATTCCATGTTCCCGCATCTTCTCTTCAAGCCAGGACTTTAAGGCTTTTTGATAAGCTACCGTTTCCAGGCCAATCACCGACGGATGCCACTTTTGATAGGTGGTGAAAATGTTGTCGATTGATTCTGAGACGCGCCAATGGCCTTTGATGGTGTCTAGCACATAGATCCGGTAGTTCTCGTCCATTCCCGAGACATTGATGGCAAAATAGTCAGCGGCATTCTTCTGCGAGATAGCCGGGTCAATTGTCATTGACACAAAAAGACGTTCCGGACGGTGATCATATGTTTTAAAATAGCCGGGCTTAAATAACTGGTTTTCTTCGTCTACCGGCTGATTCATGTACTGCGCGGAAAATTCTGCCGTGGTCATGGACTTCTTTAAGTGCGTCACATAATCAAGACAAGGATAATCCACATGCATCCAATTTTTTTTCACCGGATCAAACTGTTTGTTAAATTTTTTTGGAAAGATGAGCTTCCCATTTTCCACAATCTGCCGCACCATCACGTCGTAATAGTCCATTTCCTTCTCGAATATCTCCGAGAACGTATCGTCGTTATGCCAGCGCGTACCGATATCAATGATCTGACCCCCTGGTTCCAAAAGCGCAATCATCGACCGGCGAAAACGCTTAGCCTTCTCGCGCTGCTCGGGAGTTTGGCAATTCTGGTGGCCCATCAAATCGTCTAGAAAAATAATGTCGTAATGGCCGCCGGTATTTTCAGCTTCAACGCCGGTAGTCATGATTGTGGGCTCTTTTAGGGATCTCGTCCGCTGTTTGATGATGACGGAATCTGCCGTCCAATGATTGGAGATGAAATTGCCGAAAAGTTTCGGCAAATCTGATTTATCTTCAAAATGACCCTTAATTTCAGAGAGAATCTTGCGCGAGAAATCCCAAATCTGATTAGCGATCAAGATCCGAATGTTTGGGTTGTTCAAGATGTATTGAATGGACTTGCCAATCGTAACCATGCTCGTTTTCAGGTGATCGCGGGGAAGAAGAAGGGCTTTTTTCATGGAAGGGCGTGCGAGGAATTTTTCGGTGTCATCGTGGACTAAATCCCAGTCTTGGTACTTTAAAAACTGCGTGCAAAGAAAATGGAGGGACTTTTTGCAAGCCTCTTTTACTTCTTTATCGGAGATGATGTCGGATACGCTCAATGAAAAACCCTCTGGGCTTGTTTGCCGATGATGGGAATGCCATATTTCTTAACCGTATCTGCCGTTACGCTACTGCCAAACCCATGGTTGCCTTCCGTCATCTTTAAGAGCGCATCTTTATCTCCGAAGAGGTTGTAATAATCTTCCGCCGGGAATTCCGGGCCGAGTTTTTGTTGGTAGGCAAAAAGAGCGTGAGGATCACCTGTTTTGGCGCCGGATGGGATCTCTGGGAGCTGCGAAGGCGGGGTTCCTTCCGGAAAAACAGCTCCCGCTTCGCCCAACGCGCCAAGGGCAGGCGCCGCTTTTTGCGCTAAAGCGGTTGCAATCGAGCCGCCTAGATTTCCCATGCCATATCCACCGGCTGCAACGGCGAGATTTTGCAAAATGCGCTGCCCGGTAGGAGATTCTAGGCCCGGTTCATAGGCGGGAGCGTGCCGGCCAGGAACTTTAGCCAAAATCTTGGCAATTCGATCCGAGTCAGGCATCGCCATCAATTTTTCCCCAGCTTGATATCGTCGTATTTGATCTCGGCTGTATGGCATATGTCGCAAATCGTGGCCCAGGCAAACTCTAGGCGCCGCATATGCGCCATGTGACTGCAAATGGAACAAACAACAGGGATCGTCACGCTGCTTCTCCCTTAGCAATCTCGGTTTCAATCGCCGCCTGCCGCCGGAAGGCTTCCTGAACAGCCTCCGGCCCAAAATTGAAGTTAATCGTGACTCCCTTTTGGCTTTCAATCTGCGCTTTTTGTTCCGGACAAACCCTTTTCCCGAATTCCAGGTAAACCACCTGCTGATCTTTTGATAAATGCCGCGTGCCTTCCAGGCATTCATGACCTATCTGCCACCACAGATCAGACTCATGCCATTCTTGACGGATATGAGATTTCATCGCCCGGTCTTTAAGCCAAGAGATCGTCTTGGGGCGTTCCAGAAACTTTTCGGCCTGCTCTTCTTCCATGCCGGCCTTGGCGGCTGCGTCTTTCAGCGCAACGCCAAGCCGGTAGTTGACGAGGAATAAATATTGCTGGCGGGTGAAATGCACAACATCGGGGATGAGCTGGGAAGCATCATAGACGCGGTTCCCAACAACGAGGACGGGATTGCCTTCTTGGCGGGCAAGAGCTTTGACTTCGTGAGCGTCCGGATAATCGCTCATAAAAAAAAGTCCCCGGTGCCCGGAAGGGACAAGGGGGAATCGCTCGCAGGGAGTGCAAGCAAAATGGGACAAATAAAAAGCAGGGGGCAGCCCATGGAATCGTGAGCTTGGCTCCCTGCAACGCAACAACTCTATATCAGATTGGCTATTTCGTCAAGTGCTGCACTTACTTTTTCTTGGATTTTTTCTTTTTGGCAGCGGATTTATTAACCTTTACAGCTATTCTTTCCATCACAGTTGATTTATCCAAAACAGGATGCGCTTCAATTTCGGAAACTATCGGGAAAAAAGATTTCCATTCCCAGATAGCGCCTTGGATCTTAGATATTTCTTCTCTACGAAAATGATTTATATAGGATTTTATATTTTCTAAAAGTTTGATGGCGTCTTCTGGCGTCATAGAATTTCCTTTTGGGCTGTTACCTGCTCAATCATGCATGAACCTTCATCTATACCAAAAAGAAAAAGTGTATTTCCGAAACGATCTTCCAGCCACTCAAAAGCTCTTATGTGTTGATCCATGGAAACCTGGACGTTAAACATTCACTTGGCCTTGGTTCAGGAAAATCTGGCTGTTCTGCCACAATGCCAGCTTGAATCCTGATTTCACCGCAGACGTTACGAGCGCCTGGCAGAGCCTCATTGTAACGATCCCGGATCTAACGCGACTTTACGGGCAAGGCCAAATTTATGCATCACATCCGCAAAAGGATACCGTACATCCACGATATCTTATTAATCCGAAAAATCCAGATGAATGTATATGACGAGAAAGACCATGGCCGCAGTAGGAGCAATCATCATCATCATCATCAGAAGAATGTAATGCTCGCGCTGTAATTATCTCCGACATCGGAACTCCACATTGGTCACAGCAAGGAACAGGATGCTTTTTGCAATGTCCTGGGTGCTTACATTTCATTTATCCTCCAATTTTAAAAACGCCAAGCAGATGGCCATGGGAGCGGTGTCGGCTCTTCCATTTGTTGTATCTGATATAAACTCTTCATCGCCACACATCATTGTTGGTCCAAATTCCCATTCATTGCCAACGCATTCAAGACGCAATATTTCTTCAGGAAAATTAATTCTAATCCATTCCACAACCTCCCACGCCGCCTCGATGGAATTACAGTAGTAGGGAATATTGTTTGGTAAATTGTAATTCGGCTTAAACCAAAATCCTTTGCGCCCTTCAAAAGATTTCTTAGTCCATCCCAGTTTCCGCGCGACGGCTTCGTTGATTTCTTGGTCAGTCATAAATTTAATGGGACTTCGGCGGCTCCAGATCATAGTCAGGATGGGGCATTCCGGCCACAACCATTTCACCGCATTCCGGACAGTGAAACATCCCAATCGGTTGCCCTTTTAAAATTTCTGGATCATAAGAGCATTTCATTTGGGCGGCTCCATGGCGCGGATGTGTTTGGCGATCTCATCTCCGGCACCTTCCAAACAACAATGGTCATTGCAAATCTCCGGCTTATCCGGGCACGAATAACTTATCTCCGCGATCCCCGCAGCTTGGTCGCGGGCGGCTGTGAAACCTTTGTCAAACCCAAAACAAAAATCAGGCCAGGCGTCTGCTGTTTTCCCAAACCATTTTTTAACAGCCTCCCGCTCCGCTTCGGCTATTTGGAAAGCGATCTTATCTATCAATAACTCCCGAATTCGACCTTCGTCCATAACTTTAAAATCTCTTCCGCTAAATTGAAAAGCAATCTTCTCAGCACGTTCAGTTGGGGTCATTTGGGGAGTTCCATGGCGCGAATTTCTCTTGCCATATTCTCAGCTTCGACCATTGTGTCAGCCGAATATCTAAACTGGGCATAACCATCTGCAATCCCCGCCGCTTGGTCGCGGGCGACGATGAAACCTTTAATTTCAGCTTTATTTAGATCCTCCATAGCCACAAGAATCTTTCGATTCATTTCCTGTTGCCTTACTTCTTTTTCT